AAAGCACTTGATAAAGCGATGATAAAGCACAAGGCAAAGCAAGTAGAAAGCACTGTTAGTGTAGATAAACAAATAAACAAAGAACAAATAAACAAAGAAACAATAGATAAAATTTATTCTCTTTATCCTACAAGGTGTAAAATAGCAAATAGATCTACAAATAAGGGCAAAAATGACAAAGCAAAAATAAAAAAGATGTTATCTAGCATAAGTAAAGATTTGTTAATCAACACTATTAAATGGTACTTAGTAGAAAATAAAAATAATTACATTTTAAATTTTAGCACTTTCTTAAATAATCTACCAGAAATAGAGGTAAAAGAATCTAAACAAATGACATCAAACGATATAAGATTAGTAGAAAAAGAAGAAGAAGAAAGTTTATTAAAAATTTATCACGTTCCTGCAGATGAGTATAATTTTTACACTCGCAAAGAATTAATTTCGAAAATGAAAGCAGGCGATTATAAAACAATAAAAGAAGTTTATGCTTAAATATCAAGATTATACAATAGACGATCAAACTATTCGGGGCCAAAAAGGGAAAACTCAATGCCCTAAATGTGCAGAATTAGGCAAAAAAAATTATAAAGATAAATGTTTAAGCGTAGATAAATCTTTACAAGTTTTTCATTGTCATAAATGTGGGTGGTCCGGATACTTTGGAGAAATAATATCTAAAAAAGTAGAATACTTAACTCCGGATATTAGAAATTTTACGCAACTATCAGACGAACATTTAATTTATTTCAGCAAAAGGGGAATTAATGCAGACGTAGTTAACCGGTCCGGAATACAAACAGCTAAAAACGATTTTATAGCATTCCCTTATTATGAGGGCGAAAATGTAGTGAATGTTAAATATCGAAAATCTAAGGATAAGAAATTTATGCAGGCCAAACAAGCTAAGCAAACAATGTATAAATATAATGATATTATAAACCAGGATAGTATTATTATTTGCGAGGGCGAATTTGATGCGTTGGCATGGGAAATGGCCGGATATAAACACGCAACTTCTGTAAGTCAAGGGGCCCCAAATGCAAACGATAAAACAATAGACAAAAAAATAGAATGTATTTATAATTGCTTTGATGTATTCGAAAACGCAAATAACATATATTTAAGCGTAGATACTGACGAAGAACTTTACGAAACTGCAAAAGATGTACAAGTAGAGGGTATATTTAGGGCCGCAGATTTTAAAGATAAAATATTAAGCGATTACAGAAACGGACAACCAAAAGGAACTACTACTTATTTTAGTACAGTTGATAAGATTTGGACCCATAGACCTGGAGAGGTTACAATATGGACCGGATACAATAATGAGGGTAAGAGTTTATTTTTAAAACAATTACTTTTATTAAAATCTAAATTTGAGGGGTGGAAACACGCAATATTTAGTCCGGAAGAATTACCACTGCAAGAGTTCTATACAGATTTAATAGAAAGTTATATTGGAAAGTCTGCAGATAGTAAATATAAAAATATGGCAATGTCAGAAGTCCAATTAAACGAGGGTATTAATTTTATGGACCATCATTTTATAACTATTAATCCAAGTGAGGACCATTCAATAGATGAATTATTAAAAAAATTCTCTTACGTTATTAGAAAAAACAATGTAAAAACTGTAACTTTCGATCCTTATAATCAGATACATCATAAAATGGAGTCCGGAGAAAGAGAGGATCTTTATATTAGTAGATTTATGGCAAAGTTAAAAAAGTTTGCAGTTGATCACAATGTAAGTGTTCATTTAGTGGCCCACCAGGTTACACCTTTTACGGTTAAAAATGAGAATTACCCAAAGCCTAATATTTACAAGATTAAAGGCGGTGGAACATTTGGCGATAAGGCCGATAATGTTGTGATAGTTTGGAGAGAAAACAGAAATACAGACATTAAAGATACGTCCGTAAATATCATTAGCCAAAAGATAAAGAAACAAAAGCTGACAGGCAAACCAGGCGAAACAATTTTAGATTATGATTACAAAACGAATAGATATTTAGAACACAATTTAACGCCATTTGAAACTAATAATATAGATATAGAATCGTTAAAAGAAGAATTTAATATATTTGAAACACAACCAAACCCAGACTTTTAAAATTATGGAACACAAATTTGATTATAATTGGACGTTAAAAGATGCAAACTTTACCAAAGATAAGGGAACTGTTTTTAGTTGTTTTGCTTGCGGTGGTGGCTCGACAATGGGATATAAACTTGCGGGGTTTGATGTTTTAGGTTGCAATGAGATTGACACTAAAATGATGGAGGCTTACAAAGCAAACCACAACCCAAAACTTGCATATTTAGAACCAATACAAACTTTTAAATTACGTAAAGATTTACCAAAAGAATTGTATAATTTAGATATTTTGGACGGCTCGCCACCTTGTAGCAGTTTTTCAATGGCTGGTAATAGAGAAAAGGACTGGGGAAAAGACAAGAAATTTAGAGAGGGTCAAGCGTGCCAAATATTAGACAATTTGTTTTTTGATTTTATTGATTTAGCAAATGAATTACAGCCAAAAGTTGTAATAGCAGAAAACGTAAAAGGTTTACTTTTAGGCAATGCAATGGAGTATGTAAGGCGTATTTATAGAGAATTTGATAAAGCAGGGTATTACGTGCAACATTGGTTATTGAATGCTTCTAAAATGGGCGTGCCACAACGTAGAGAAAGAATTTTTTTTATTGCTTTACGTAAAGATATTGCAAAACCTTTTTTATACCAGAAAGATTTATTTTCGGTTGCTCCAAAATTGGAACTTGAATTTAACGAGAAAGAAATACCAATAAGAGCTTTTGCTGAATTTGAGCATAAAAAAGACACACAAAACTATTCTGAAAAAAGATTTGGAGATGTTATTTTGGATTTAGACAAACCCGCTAATACGATTACGAGTGGTGTTCGCTTTTGGTTAAATGAAACACAAATTTTAAAAACAGAAAAATACAGTTTAATAGGTTCTTACCCCACAGATTATAAGTTTAATTCAGATAATGTATATTTAATTGGAATGAGTGTTCCGCCAGTAATGACAGCACAAGTTGCAAGCAAAATACACAAACAATGGTTATCAAAAATTTAAAATTATGGAAATATACTTAAAAAATACATTAGCTGGATTAATACCTTTGTATAATTCTGATTTAGCAGAAAAAAAGAAGTTGAAAATTGACAGAGAATATAAAGCGAAGATAACAAACCCTCGTAATATAAAGTTTCATAAGAAGCTATTTGCATTATTAAATTTAGGACATCAAAACACTAGAATAAATCTGCCGTTTGAGGCATACAGAGCTAGATGTATAATGAAAGCAGGATATGTACATATTTACGAAACACCAAACGGGACAATGTTTTTACCTGAAAGCATAAGTTTTGCGAGTATGTCAGAAGATATATTTTCGGAGCTTTACAGTAGAATATTAACTGTAATTATTACAGATGTTGGAACGACAAAAGAAGATATAGAACGAGAATTAATAAACTTTTTTTAATGGTAGGATATAAGAAAACATACATTAAATATTTTGGTATAGGAGAGCAAGATAGACCCCTTTGTGAGTGCGGTTGTGGTCGTGAGCTAATTGACGTACATCACGTAATATTCAGAAGCCAAAACGGTTCTAATGATATAACGAACTTAATAGGATTATCGAGATATTGCCACAACAAAGCACACAATAGCAAAGAGTTTAATAACAAGTTAAAAGAAATAGTTAAGCAAAGAAATATAGACAATGGAGAAGTATTCTAGAGTTATAAAAATAGAACTGTTGCATATTCCTAAAATATCGACTAATAAAATGTATCAGTCGCAACATTGGACTAAAAGGAAAGCTAACAAAGATAATATAAAAAGGCTTGTAGATTTACAAACGAATTTTAGAGGTGTAAAACCTTGCAAAGTATTTTATGATTTTGAATTTAGTAAACGCCCTCTAGATTGTTCAAATACTAGTTATCTTGCTAAGATGGTAGAAGATGTTATTTTTCCAGACGATAGCCCAAAAATAGTAACACAAGTAACATTAAGAAGTCGTAAAAGTTTAAACGATAAACTAACAATATACATAAAAGAGTTATGAGAAAATTAGGAGAAAAAGCAGAGTTTAAAAAACAAGCAATAACAATGTTGTTAATGGCTCAAATTGCTGAAGTTGTGCATCGTGTAGTAACTGGAGAAAAAACAAATACTTATATTTATACTGAAAGAGTTATGCGAGTAGATGCAAGATTTAAAGATTCTAAAGATAAAATAAATAAAATATTATTAGAATATGCTGCACAACATAGCAAGATATAATTTTGTTTGTGAAATGTTTTGTAGTTTTGTTAATGAAGAATTAAACAATATTTAGAGAGCAATTAGTAGTGGGGAATGTTACAAGCAATCCGTGAAAGTTGACGAATGAGTAACGCTCTTGGGAGGTAGCCAAGTTCATTTGCAGCCCACCCCATTACTTATACGCATTGTTACCCACTGTTTTACTAAATTTTTAAACAATGAAAAAAGGTGATAAAATCGTTTGCATAAATGCAGACATCCAAGTGAATAATTTTGAGATACTAAATTATTTAAGAAAGGGTAAAATTTATACTATCCGTGATTTTGATTACACAGGTGGTATAATTGTGAACGAATTTATACACGGTTATTTTTATGACGGTGATGAAGCAGGATTTAACCCTAAACGATTTGTTTTATTAGAACAAATGAATTGCTTACGATTATCTTCTTAAATAGTGAACGGAATTAGCGACTAAGCAAGCATTCGGTTTTGATGCGATGTTAGAACTTAAATTGACTATAACAACAAACGGCAATAAGAAGCGAATAACAGAATTAAATAAATACCAATAAATTAAATATAAAACTTTTAAAAATGCAAGAAACATTTAGTAAATTTAGACTTTACAACGAGATTGATGGAAGATTAATATACTCGTTGATGATTAATAACAACGTAAGTGCTGATTACTTTGAGGATAAAAAACACGAAAAGAAACAGCAAATGAGTAATGATAAAAATATACCTTACCATAACCTTCATTGGGAAGATGTTCAGTCTTAATTGGCTATAACGGTTTGAATATGGTGTGTAGCGACCTTAACAGCTACTAATTTAATTTGAAATATTAACTTTTAAAAAAAAGGAAAATGAGAAATTTAAGAAAAGTATTAACTAATAAACTTAAATAGAATGAAACCATTAGGACATAAAAATTACGGAAGCATCCCTCACTTATCTAATAGTAAATTAGGTAGTGGCGACCATTTTATACACGAAGGGCAAGAGCGAATATTAACTTTAAAAACCCGTGATAAGCACGATGAAGTTTTAGTATTTGAAAAATATGACGGCTCAAATATTGGAGTAGCAAAGGTTGATAATAAAATACTTGCACTTACCAGAAGTGGATATACAGCAAATACAAGCAAATATAAGCAACACCACTATTTTAGCGATTGGGTTTACAAAAATATTATGCTATTCCACGAAATGCTTAAAAATGGCGAAAGAATAACAGGAGAATGGATGGCACAAGCACACGGTTTGGAATATGATATTAAAAAAGAGCCTGTTATATTTTTTGACTATTTTGATAATAAAAATAAACGGAAAGAATACGACTACTTAAAAAACTATTGCAGTGTTAATTTTGGATTACAAACACCAAGATTATTGTATAGAGGAAATGCTATTAAAACAAGTGAATTATTAGACACTTTAAATTTAAAAACTAATGATATTAAAAGTAAAGAATTGCCCGAAGGTATGGTTTATAGAGTTGAACGAAATAATAAAGTTGATTTCCTTGCTAAATGGGTAAGAAGCGATTTTAAAACAGGGCGATTTATGGATAATGAACCTTTAATATGGAATTGGCTACCCTAATAGGGGTTAACGAATTGAGCTATGTTTAGGTTTGCTCCCGAATAACCTACAAAATTAAATACGAAGATATAAACTTAAAAAGCGAGTAAAATGAGATATAGAGTAGGAAGAAAACAGAAAGTTGCAATACTTAACCAAGATGGACACCAAGTAGCACTTTGCAGATACCCACATTCACCCGAAAATATGGCACAAAAGATATGTGATTTGCTAAATAAAGACGAACACGAGCAGGCTGAGGCTCAAGAACGAGAAAAAGCAAACTTAAATATAAAGCGTGTTAGCAATTCTGTAAATTATAAAGAAAAATATGATAAATGTATTAATATTATAAAAAGATTTGATGCAGGAATTATTGGGATGTATGATTTATAATTGCATAACGAAGTGAAATATGAATAGTTGGGTTCGGGTGAAAAGCGGAATAGTAGGTTCGAGTCCTAAATTATCAGGTGAAATGAAGACAAGGTGGTTCGAGTCCACACCCAATTATTTTATATTTTGTGTTAAGCACTTTTAAATAATAAAACTATGGAATACAAAAAGAATAAAATTAAACATTTAGACTACCAAGAAACAGTAGCGGAAGAAATAAAACTAATGCTAAATTTAGAGACAAAGGTAGTAAATGAAGTGATTGAAATAGATACAATAGCAGGTAAAATGGTATATAAAGCAATGTATAATAACTTAATGAAAGATGTTTATGGCTTTATTTACGTATATGGACTGAAACTTTCTGAATACGGAAGGACAAAGCGTATTAATTGTGCTTAACACATTACTAAACCACAGTTAATACACACAATTATGATACAATACACTGAAAGACAGCAATTTAAGATAACTAAAGAGCAAAAAGAATCTTTAAAGATAATTGAGTCTTACGGTGTAAATGCATCGCAATTTATCAGATTAGCAATTAAGGAGAAAATAAAACGAGATTTTAAGAAAATAAAGTCTAATGAGTATTGTCCGTTTTAATGCTATATAACATAAAATAAAAACTTAAAACGTGTTTTTCAGCATAAATTAATACATAATAGAGTTGTATATTTGTAATGAATTTAAAAACTAGAACGATGAAAATACAAGACCTTACAAAACCTTTAGCAATATCAGATATTGATTTCAGAATACAATCAATTAATAAAGGTAAATACGCAACTATACTTGCATACAAAGATGCTAGAGTAGATATGAATAGATTAGATGCTGTTTGTGGTGCTTTAAATTGGAAACGAGAGCATACTAAAAACAATGCTAATTGCATAGTGTCTATTTTTAATGAAGATACAAAAGAGTGGATAAGTAAAGAAGATACAGGAAGTGAAAGCAATACAGAAGCTGCAAAGGGTCTGGCTAGTGATAGTTTTAAAAGAGCTTGTTTTAATTGGGGGATAGGTAGGGAATTATACGATTACCCTATTATATCAATTAAATTGAATGACAACGAAATAACAGAGTATAACGGTAAATTCAGACCATCGTTTGAATTAAAATTAAGAGAGTGGATTTGGGGAGCTGAATTTAAAGATAATGTTTTAATAAAATTAGCAGCAAAAGATACCACAGGCAAATTAAGATTTAACTATAAAAAATCGTAACAATGGGAACGAGTAAAAGAGAGTTTGAAAAAACAAGAAGTCTATACAGGATATCAGAAGAACAAGAGCGTATTATGCACTTATTAGAAGATAATCAAGGAGAGTTAACCGAAAGTATAGATAATGCACTACAGATTAACGAAACTGATTTAATGCAGAAGTCAGAAAGCTATATTGCAGTTATTAACAAATTAGATAGTGAAGCAGATTACATCACTAAGGAAATAGCACGATTAACAGCAATTAAAAAGGCTCGTATTAATGCTATTGAAAGAATGAAACAAGCCATTAAAAAGGCTATGATTGCTTTTGATGTTGATAAAATGGAATTGCATTTAAATAAATTAAGTTTGCGAAAATCTGAAAGTGTTGTTATTAATTGCGAAGTTCAGGAGTTGCCAAAACAATACCAAAAAATAGAGATTAAGCCGATAAGTAAAACTGAAATAAAAAAGGATTTAAAAGCTGGCAAGAAAATCAAAGGAGTAGAATTACAAACAAATCTAAATTTGCAAATTAAATGAAAATAACCACAGAAATATTAGAGTTATTACAATCTATTGTAACTGTTTGTGCAAGATTAGAAACAACACAGAGTAGAAACATAGATGTATTTATCCACGTGGATAAACTAATAATTCACTCCGCACATAGGATAAATAGTTCAGACGCTATTAAATTAGACTCTGATTTAGATGCAAATAGTCTTTATAATCTTTACTTAAAACTTGTAAGATGATTCATTATTTAATAAAGTTAATTATACGTAGAGAATTAAACAAAATAGAAGCAAGTAGCGAAAGCCAATTTTATGATATTCTTTGCAATAAATACAATAAACGTAGAGTATTTAAATTAGTAAAATATAAATCAGTATGGAAATAGAAATAACAGCATCATACGACATCGAGCGTATAAGAGTTAATAAAACAACTTATAAGTATAGTATCTTAGGCGAAGAGTGGATAATGGTAAAAGATGGAGGCAACAGATGGACTTATCATATTTATCACAACTCTATACGAGTTTTGTCAATTAAAGCAGGTGGTTTATTCTTAGCAGAACAACAATTAAAGATTGAAATAACATCAATAATTCATAAAAAAATACTTAATGGGAAGTTATGAAAAGGAATTTGAAGCACAAAAAGCTAAAATAAATAGATTTAAAAAGGAACTAAAATTGTTAATCAAAAAGTATAAATTAACATCAAAAGGTTTAGCTAATTACAACGGATTAGACGAATATATCAATACAGAATATTTTTTTGTTGTAAATGGCGAAACGTGGCATCATCAATCAATTGAGGAAATAGTAAACGAATCTGTAAAATAATTACATAACAAAAACTTTAAAGCTATGAATATACAATTTAACACAACTCAGGAGTATGAAGATACATACACATTATTAGACTCAATAAATACACCTAATGAGAAAATAGAACAAATGAAAGAACAGTTAAAAGTATCATTTGCGTATCATTTTGAAGATGAGTTTTATATATTTTTTGGTAATATAAAAAGACATCAATTTTTAACATTAGATATAATTAAGCAAGAGATTGCAGATTATTTAAACATAACAGTTAATCAAATTGAATCAAAAGCAAGGCATAGGACAATAGTAACAGCAAGGCAATTGTATTCTTATTTTGCTAGAAAGTACACAGCTAAAACACTAGTACAGATAGCTGAAAAAATAAACAGAGACCATAGTTCAGTACATCATAGCATAATTGTAATTGAAACATTATTAGCATATGATAAGGATATTAAGTTATTTGTTAAAAAAATAGGCGAAGAAATTGAAAAATATCAATAAAATTAGTATATTGTAGAGTGTTTTGAATTGATAATTTAGGGGTTGAGATATACCCCTTTTTAAACTTTAAGATTATGACAGAAAAACAAATAATAGAAATATTACAAAGAAAATCAGTAACATTAAAAGAACAATACAGAAATTGGAGCGTTACTGCAGTAAGAGAAGAGTCATATAAAGAAGTCGCAAAAGCTATACTAGAATTAACTAAGAACACAGAAGTAGTTTATAGCAAACTAGAAAACAATGTTATGATAGAGTATACAGACGATTATATTAATAGTTAAGATTATGAAAGAGTATACTATATATTTCAAGATATACGGCAAAAAGCTAAAAGTAACGACTATTGCCGCAAATAAACAAACTGCAATTCAGAAAGTGAAAAACGAATTAACTATATTGAAAGTTAACGAATCGGAAGTAAGTAATCCAATAGCAGAATTTTTAAACGGTTTTAAGTGTTAAAGAACATAAAAAATAATCACTAAAGATGTTTTGCAGCATAAGTTTATTGTAATTACCGTTGTATATTTGTGGTGTACTTAAAAAGATAAAATTATGAAAAACTTAAAACTACAACGATTCAGCAGTGAGATAATTCTAATATTAACAGTTTCATACTTTTTAATAACTGCGATATGCAAATAGATAAACTAATAGAGAAACACGAAACTAGTTTAGAACTACTAGGGCATATCAAATCTTATAGAGGTATGATACAAGCCAAAGAAGATGATAAGAAGCTGTACGAAGCTCATTTCCTTTACTCGAAAGAGTGGTTGGATCATAGAATAATAATTTGTGAGATGGTAATTGAAAGACTTAAATTAAGATATACAAAGTTATGGCAACAATAAAAGCAATATTATTAACATTTGTTATAATTGTTATATCAGTTATAATAGTTGCGTATATGCCTTTATTAATAGCTGAGATACTAGCAATATTTATTATATGTTATTTAATTTATTTACTTTATAAAAATTTAAAACAATGGAACTAGAAAAATACACCGTAGCTGGTAAATTAGATATTACAGATATTATTTGTAAATATCTTAATACAGAAGATGAACATCAGATAATAGATGTTGAAACCCTTAATTATCTAATATACATAGATTTTGATACAAATGATGAACGTATATTTGAACTAGATAATGATACTGGACAATCTAGTTTAGTGGCTGGATTCTTTGATATTTACTTCAATGAAATTAAGGTAACACATAAACAAACTGAAAAAGAAATAAGTACTTTCTTTGATATAGATGTTATTAATATGCAAAACAATTAAATTATTAGAAACAGCAAAAGAATTATTATAACCCAAACAACACACTAAACAAGACCTCTATATTAATTTGTAGGGGTTTTTGTTGTTTATATCAATTATTATTAGTTACTTTATGTTTTAAAACATATTTATTATGCAAAGATTAGATAAAGTATTTACAGAGTTAGTTCAATCTGACGATAAAGGACAAATTATATCTTTTGAATTTAAAAATAAAAAAGATAGGATAATTGTAATTGATGTATTCAATGAGAAATACAACAAGACATTAAGATATTCTATGTGTACAGGTACATTTCGAGGGGTCTTGAGAAGCATTTACAGAGATTGGTACTTAACTAGAACATCTATGATTAAAGACGACCTTACGAAAGTAAGAGGAATAGGACAAGCTACAGCCGATAAACTTTATAACGCTGGTATAGGAACGTTTGAACAATTAGCAGAAATTACAACCGAGCAAATAGAAACAATTGGACTTAAAGACAATTTTAAAGATACTGCTATACTTGCTATTGATTTAATTAAGTAATGCCTGGAGGTAAAGGAAATATAAGACCTGAAGATGGTAAGCAGTTTAGCTCTACTTACAAGCCTCAAGAAAAATGGACTGAGGAAAAGGCAATAGAAGTAGGCAACGATTTAATTAAATGGCTAAGCTTAGAGGATGAAAATATATTCTTTGAGGAATACCTTGTCATAGAAAGAGGGTTTTATCCTGAGTTGATAGCTTATCTTAGTAATAAACATACGTCATTTTTAAAGTTAATAGAGAAAGCAAAGAAAATACAAGAGCTAAAGCTTATTAAATATGGGGTGTTTGATAAATTAAATGCACAAATGACTAAGTTTGTTTTAACGAATCATCACAATTACAAGGATAAATCAGAAGTAGATAATAGTATTAAAGGAGATGTAAATGTTATTAGTCTAGGCAACGGACAAAAGCCAAAAAAATAAAACTCAATGATAGCAACGATTTAGGCAACTTCTTACAGTATGAAAACAAAAAGAAATGGAATTATTAACCAAACAAGAAAATGCAGTATATTATCTAAAGGATAATTCTACTAATGAACTCCTTTATGGAGGTGCTGCAGGTGGTGGTAAGTCTGCTCTTGGTTGTTTGTGGTTAATTGAGAATTGCCAAAAATACCCAAACTCAAGGTGGTTAATGGGACGTGCGAAACTAAAGACATTAAAAGAAACTACATTAAATACATTCTTCGAGTTAACTTCTTCGTTTGGGATATCTGAACAGTATAATTATAATTCACAAAAGAGCGTAATTACTTGGGATAATGGAAGTGAAATTTTATTAAAAGATTTGTTTGCATATCCATCAGACCCCGAGTTTGACGAATTAGGAAGTTTAGAAATTACAGGAGCTTTCATCGATGAGGTTTCGCAAATAACCTTTAAAGCTTGGCAAATAGTAAAGAGTAGAATCAGATATAAATTAACAGAATTTGATTTAATACCTAAAATGTTAGGGACTTGCAACCCAACTCATAAATGGGCTTATTCAAAGTTTTATAAACCAAACAAAGAAAATACATTAGGTAATAATAAAAAATTTATTCAAGCTTTACCAACAGATAACCCACATTTACCAGAATCGTATTTAGAAAGTTTATTAGAATTAGACGATGCAAGTAAACAACGTTTATATTTTGGTAATTGGGAGTATGACGATGACCCCTCAGCATTATGCAATTACAATGCAATATGTGATATATTCACAAATACACACGTAGCAAAAGGCGACAAAAGAATTAGCGCAGATTTAGCAATGCAGGGTAGAGATAGTTTTATTGCTGGATATTGGGAGGGATTAATTTGTGAGGTTGCAATTGATAAACCTAAAGCCAACGGAAAGAGTATCGAAACTGATTTAACAAACTTAAAGAATAGTAAAGGCGTTGCAAATACTAATATAGTAGCAGATAGCGATGGATTAGGAGCTTATTTAGAATCTTATATAAAGAACATAAAGACTTTCCACGGTGGAGCAAAAGCATTTAAGACTTTAGAATTTGGTAATCTAAAAGATGAGTGTTCGTTTAAATTAGCTGAATTAATTAACAACAGACAGTTAAGAATAATTTGTAATGATAGTCAAGAGGAACTAATTAAAAGAGAATTATCAGTTTGTTTAAAAAGAGATAATGTAGATTTAGATAAAAAAAAGATAATCAAAAAGGATGCAATGAAACTAAGTTTAGGCAAAAGCCCTGATTATTTAGATATGTTATTAATGGGTATGATATACCACATAAAAGAAGTAGGACAGTTTGAAATGGGTGTAATATGATAAAACTAAAAATAAACAATACAGATGAGTATACAATTAACAATGTCGAATCTTTAAACGTTGCAGAATATGCAGCATTTGAAAAAACATTTGCAACTTGTACAACGCCAACAACGATAATTAAGAGCATATTAACTCATTTGTCTGATGTACCTAAAATGTATATTGACTGTATAACAGATGATTCTATTACAGATATAGACATACAAAATATATTAATACCAAACTTTAAAGAATATAAAAAAGACTTTGATAAGATAACATTTGGCAACTTCATTGATATAGATTACTATTTCCATACAGGAGACGTACAACGTTGTATTGCTTGTATTACATTAGGCAATGGTTATAGTTCAGATGATGTAGAAAACTATTTAACTAATAATAACAGCATAGCGTTTGAGCTACCAAAGATTAAAGCTTTTCAAGATTGGCAAAAACAATTATATGAAGATTACAGCGACATAATAACTAAATCAGATGAGGCAACAGAACAATATAACGGTTGGTTGCCTATGAGTACAGAACTAGCAGACTTTGACCTTGATAAACAAGAACTAAACGAAAAAAAACTAATAAGACAAATATTTATGTTAATCAGATTAAAGAAAAATGCAAACGATAAAAGACATACAGCTTAATTTTGAGGCTTTTTGCAATTCGCACCCTCAATTAAATACATTTGGATTCGACCATATAGACAATTTAAGCACAAAAGACAGAGTGTTCCCTGTTATGTGGGTAATGCCTATGGACTCGCCACTTAATAAACTAACATATGATGTTTATTTTGGGGACGTGTTACTTCACGATAGAAGCAACTTCATAGACATACTTACAGATATGAATGCAGTAGGTTACGACTTCGTTAAACACTTAGAAACAAGTACAGAACTAGATTTTGATACAGCTAATATAAGCCCTTTTGAGTCTAAATTTGACGACCATACAGCAGGGATGAAGTTTACTGTTACAATAGATATTATAAACGCCTTTAACTGTTAATTATGGCTGAAAAAATTACGTATAGATTAGAGTTGAAGAGTAATCAGATGCAAAAATCTCTAAACGATTTAGAGAAAGAAATAAATGATGTATCGAAAGCACAAAAGAAACTCAAAAAAGAGGGTAAAGAAACGACCGATGCTTTTACAAAGAATAAAACAGTAATAAAAGACTTACGAGGTCAATATAGTAAACTCCAGAGGTCAATTATTAATACAGCTAAAGCACAACAACGAGGCGAGAAGTCTACTAACAGATGGGGTTCTGCAATGAAATCGTTCGCTTTTAAGTTTAATTTCTTAGGCAATGCAATGTCCAGCATCTTCTTAGGCTTAACATCACGGATAGGTAGCTTTATCAGTTCTAGTTTAGAAGCGTTTCACGTACAAGAACAAGCGGTTGCTGATAATATTGCAGTATTTGGAGATTATTCAAAAGTATTACAAGATACAGCCTCAGATATACAAAAAGTAACTACAGTAGGCGATGAGCAGACACTCCAATTAATGACACAAGCTCGCAATATGGGTGTAGCTGTAGACAAAACAGAAGAAGCCACAAAAGGAGCAATAGGACTTGCAGAGAAATTTAAGAAAGCAGGACTAGGACAAGAGACAGCGTTAAAAGGTGTAGCGCTTGCTTATCAAGGTAATTTTTCGCAATTAGAGCGTTATATCCCAGCATTAAGAAACGCAGAGACAGAAGCCGAGAAGATGGCAATCTTACAGGAAGAAATGGCAAGCGGTTTTGATTTAGCAACGGAAGCAGCAAAGACACAAGCAGGTCAAATACAGCAAACAGGGAATGCTTTGAAGATTTTACCAGCAATTAATAAGAGTTTAAAAGAGATAAACGAAACTATAAACGATGAGAGTTTAAGCACCTTTGAAAAGTGGGCGGGGGTTTTAAGTCAAGGAGCAAACGAAGCCCAAAAATTCGATAGAAAGCAAAGGCAATTAGGCGAGGCATTTTTTAATAATGGAAAATCAGTTAGAGAGTTAACAGCATACTTAATTAAAAACCAATACAGACAAAGAGAGATTAATCTAGTTCAAGAGGGTTATAGGAAAGCAATTTGGGCAAATGCAGCAGCAAATAAAGCATTAGAATTACTATGAATTAGAAATAGAATACTTATTAGGACGTAAAGATTTAAATCAAGAATTTTTCGATTGGAAAAAAGAATACGAACGAGCAGCAATAGAGGAAAATAACGCCAGACTTGCAGAAATAGACGCTCAAAATTTAGCAGATGCAAAGAAAGCCGCCGCAAAAGAATTAGAAATATCTAAGAAATTAGCAGATGCGAAAATTGCATTAGAAGAAGAAATAGCAGCAAATAAAAAAGCAGGATTACAGCAAGGTTTTGACTTATCAGTTCAATATATGGACTTAGTCCACGACCGCAACCAAATAGATAGTGATAACGAATTAGCTCTATTAAAATCGAAATTAGATAATCAATTAATAAGTCAAGAAGATTATGACACAAAGGTAACAGACATAAAAAGAGAAGCGTTTGAGGAGGATAAGAGTAACCAGTTAGCACATATTTTTATTGATGCAGCTACTGCAGTTATGAAGACGTGGGCGGCATTTGCGGCAACCCCATACATAGCAGCAGGATTAAGTACAGCAATAGGCGGTGTAGCATTTAAACAAGCAAGTAATGTACAAGCCCAACAGTTTAAAGGAGCAACAGGTGGAGAAATTGGAGGCAATCCACATAGTACAGGCGGTACAAATGTTAATATGGAGCAAGGAGAGTACTTAATTAATCAAGCATCAACATCAAGATATAAGCCTTTATTATCTGCAATTAACGGAGCAGGTAACGGTAATCGACAATCTGATAACGTTGCCGATATATTCGATTATAATAAAATGGCAAGTGCAATGCAATCTAAAAAGGTGTATGTAGTATCTAGTGAAATTACAGCAAAGCAAGGAGTAGACACAAAAATAATAAATAGAAATAAATTTTAAGATATGAGAAAAATATTCGAAATGGTTATCAGTAACGATGACAATAAAATTAATGCAATTAGCATTGTAGATAGACCAGCAAACGAAAGCGTAGCTATTAAGATGCAAAGGCAAGAAACTATTAAGATGCAAGCCGATGAGGATAAACAAACCTTAACGGGCGTTGTATTAATACCCGAGCAACTTATTTACAGAAACATTAATAACCAAGAGTTTGATATTTATTTTAGTGAAAATACTATATCTGAATTAGCTCAATTGCATTTAAGTTCAGCAAATCAAAATAGTATAACTTTAGACCATTTAACAGATGTTGATAATAATGAGGTTACAGTTATCGAAAGCTGGTTAGTAGCAGACCCTAAGAACGACAAAGCAAATGCAATAGGTTTAGGCGAGCAGCCAAAAGGGACGTGGTTAATTACAATGAAAGTTAATGATTCTGATATATGGCAAAGAGTCAAAGACAATGAGCTTAATGGCTTTAGTATTGAATCTCTAATGGGTGTAGTAGAACACACAGAATTAAGTGTAATCGAAAATATATTAAGCTCTGATGTATCAGATGAAGATAAATTAACAGAATTACGTAAATTAATACTCGCTTAAATCTTTATTATTAAATAATTTAATAGTACTATCATAAAAAGTTAGTGCTATTTTTTTATGATTAATGTCTTGTTGTATCATTTTCATATAAGTAAGAAATATTTTAAAGTCAGAGTCTTTAGTGCTTGGATTCGTATCGTAAAAGTACCTATAATCACTTAGTTTATTATCCGCCCCTAGAATATGAATATCTGTAAATCCTTTTAGAATAGCTATATTAATACCAAATAGCAGAGTAGAACGGAAAGCCCCAACGTAAGGATAGTTAAATGATAGTTCGTAATTATCAGATACTAGATATTCATTGCTATTTATCTTAGTTGTATCAAATGGTATTTTCCTGCTATTCCTTGCTAATGTATGCAACTTTTCTTTATTACCCTTAAACTCTAATGCTTTCTTTTTATCAAAAGAAACACAAATATCATAATTGCAATATTTATAAGCATCGTTAACAGCAATAGTATAATCTTTTATTCTACCAAAATCAAAACCTCTTAGGCTGTTTCCTGTTGCTACAATAGTACACCTCATTACATTGCATTTAAAAGTTTATGAACATCGAATTTATGGAAGTATCTACGCCCTCCAATTTTACAAGATTTAATAATGTCGTTTTTTCGCCATTCGTTTATTGTTTTCGGAGTTACTCCAGCTCTATCTGCTAACTCTTTAACTGTGAAATAGTCTTTTATTGTCGTTTCCATAATACAATTTATTACATATACAAACAAAGATAAACAATTATTTGTTAATATGCTATAAAACATATTAATTTAGTGAAAAATATTATTATGACAAAAGCAACTGAAAAAGTTAATCAAATAAAAGCGTTGTTAAAAGACGATGTACAAGAGGCTATCAACTTAGCACAAATAGCACGTGTTAATAAATGGTATATCGAAGTAGATACAGATGTATTTGCAGTAGGTAATAAAGTTATTCGCAGATGGTGGGATAACGAGACTGAGCCATTAGAAGCAGGAGAATACGAATTAGAGGGTGGCGAAAAAATGATGGTTGATAGTTCAGGCGTTATTACATCAATAGATAAAGAAGTAAATTTAAAATTAAATAAAGTGGATACAAAAGAATTAGAGGCAAAAGTTGCCGAACTAGAGCAAGAGAAAACAACTCTTACAGCAGATTTGGAATCTGCAAACGAAAAAATAGTAACTCTTAGTGAAAATAAAGCTACAGAAGTAAAAGAAGACACTCCAAAGGTAGAAGAAAAAGAAACTCCTACAGATGTTATTCTTGCTAAATTGGAAGCTATGGAAACAGCTAATAAAGAATTAGCCGACAAGGTTGTCGAATTAGAAAAACAACCAGTCAGAGAAAAGGAAATAAAGTTAGAAGATATGTCATTTTCAGAGAGAATGATGGAACAAGATAAAAATTATAATAAATAAAATATTATGGCAATTGTATTAACAGGATTAGCAGACTTTACAGATAAGGCTACGGAAATTTTTCACAAAGGTTATTTGTACAGTCCAGACAGAGCAAACTTCACAATTCAAAAAGGGGTTAGCTACAAAAAGAAATTAGAATATGTAGAAATGGATACTACTATTCAAGGGGCAGGTTGTTCGCTTACTCCAACAGGAGACGCAACATTTACAGACAAAGACATTGAAACACACGTTTGTCAAGACGTAAGTACTTATTGTTTTTCAGACGTTCGCAAAAAAGGGTCAACGATAGCAGAAATTAGAAACGCTATCGTAACAGAGAAAATAGCATCATTTAAGAAAAAAATGGATACTATGTTTTGGAATGGAGACACAACAACGACAGGCTCAACAGACCAATATAACGGAGTTGCTTATTTAGCAGAAAACAATTCAGGCGTTGTAGATATAGGCTCAACGACTACATTATCAAAAGTAAACATTGATGATGAGTTACAAAAATTAGTTGATTCTTATTTTACAAATGAATCGTTAATGTCACGTACAGGAATTACAATCTATTTACCTTATGCGATTTACTCAATGTATAAGCAAAATAGATTAGCGGCTAATTTCTATGGAGACACAAACAAGATAGACGACCATACAATGTGGATGTACGGATACGAAAACACAATTAAAATTAAGGCGGTTGCTGGATTAGTTGGAGTAGATAACGCTTATTTAACTTGGGAAAAAAACATAGTGATACCTATGGACGAACAGGAAGAAAAAACGTATTTCAAACTTATTCCAGACGAAAAAACAGACTTACTTTGGGTTAAGATTTTCACAAAAGAAGGAGTAGAATTTAAATTTAATAACGAATTTATAAAACTTAAATAATATGGCTTGTACAATTACAGATAAAGGTGCAAAGTTATGTAAAACGTCAGCAGGGATATACACAGTATACCTTGCTACACGTCCAGATACACTTTATGCACCAAAAGACGGAACGTCTACGAAAATTATAGATATAGACGACAAAGAAACCGCAGGAACAGCTATTGAGTTTTTTCCTTATACGGGAGTTCAGAAAACAACATCATTTGAAGAGGCGTTAATGGCTGCAAATGGTAGTGCTGGATTTGCTAAGAAAGTAGCAATAACAATTCAAGGAATGAGTCAAGAAAATAAGAACTTATTAATACCTATTGAGACTGGTTATTCTTGTGCAATTATCAAGACAAAAGCAGGTAAATATTTCTTAGTTGGCGAATGGGAAGCATTAGAATCTAGCGAGGATGTTGCAACAATTGCAGCTGAGACGGATGGATTAAACGGTTATCCTTTAGTATTAGTATGTGAAGAGGGCGAACGCTCTAATGAGATAGAAGCAGACAACATAGTAATAGATGCATCAGGAACATTAACAGTAACATCAGTTTAGTTTTAGTTCATTGTTTATAAATTAGACCCTCTCAAATATGAGGGGGTTTTTTATTAATTATTATGAAGTTAGAAAACAGTTTAACATTTACGTATAGTAGTTTTATAGGATATGGTACATTTGAGTATACCTTAGAATTATATAGTACGCAAACAAAGAAAACAAGTACATTTATAGGCAATGTTGTAATAGATAATGATAGATTCTTTGTAATTACAGAAGATTTTACTACATTTACAGAGCGAAGTTATAACATTACTTTAACAATAGAAGAAAACGAAGTGTTTAAAGGTATTGCAACAAATACAATTACTAATACAGATTACGTTAACGACGTAACAGAAACAATATTTGTAAATGAAGAATAAAGAAAATATAAGTGTTGAATTTATTAGTTTATCTTCGCAAGTTGAAAGTCCTACATTTAATATTAACGATATTGATGAGTATCAAAGGAACGGAAACGATAATAAACTACCTTACTTACTTACAGAATTATACACAGAGGTAGCGATGCACTCAGCTATAATTAATCGAAAGACGAACTTAATTAAAGGTTTAGGTTTACAGCATCAAGACGGAACGCCATATTTAGAAATGGCGAACCCTTTCGAGACTTGGAACGATTTATTTGAGAAGATAAGTAATGACTTTGCAATGTTCTACGAAAGTTATTTGAAAGTAGGTTGGGAACGTGGAGGTGCAAGACCATCGGAGTATTTTCATACACCTCAAAATAGTGTAAGGGCATCAATACCTAATGATTTTAATTTTTCTGAGATGTATTATGTAAATACAAAATACAGAGATACAACTTACAAGTGGGCAACGTGGACTAGCTTGTCAGAGCCACATATTACACCATACATTGCATTTAATACTAAATACAAAAAGGAAGTACAGATGTTGCATATGGTAAAATACAATCCTGTTACTAATTACGGATTACCCGATTATGTTTCTGCATTAAAAGACCTTGATACATTAAAAGAAATTAGCACATTTCACAACGCTAATATGCACAATAATATGCAGCCAGGCTTTAAATTTGTATTTACGGGCGGTAACCCTGACGAGAAAACAAAGAAAAAAATAACAGACCAAATAAAAGAGAAGTATGCAAGTGCATCTAATACGGGTAAAGCAATGTATTTCTTTGTACCAGAGGGAACTAAAACCGAAATAGAACCAATTGCAGTAAGTGATATAAGCAAGATGTTTGCATTACTAAGTAGAGATGTTAAAGAAAACATATTAGTATCTCATTCAATTGACAGAACAACAGCAGGAATAGAGGGAGTAAAAGGTTTTTCAAGTGGTAAAGATGTATTATTCCAATTAGATAAATTCGTCACAAACTACGTTAAGCCTATACAAACGACTATTTTAGAGTATATTAATATGCTAACAGGTGAAGATTTAAAGATTGGAGAAATACCGACAAATCTGTTATTAACCACAAGTATAGATGAATTAAGCAAAGTGTTAACTATTGATAAAATAGGCGAGTTAATGGGGTTTGCAAAAGAAGATATTTTATCAACACAGCCATTAGAAGACAAAGAAATTAAACTAAGCGTATTTAAAAAGGCTTTAAATCTATTAAAAAATGAGTAGTATACAATTAGTTTCAATAAAATATATCAAAGAGCATTCGTCTATAATGACTAATGTAGAAGATAAAATAATCTCACCTAATATAATAGCATCCGTAGACATTGATTACAGAGGTTTATTAGGAATTGAATTATGGAATAGAATAATAGACCAATATACATCGTGGAAAAACTATATAGATGGTGGAGGTACATCAGACCCGATTACAGATTATGTAGACCAAGTAATAATTGATTTAGTAAAAGAATCATTTCCTTATTTAATGTACACAACATTAAAAAACGGAAACTATGATTTTTTTGTTAAGATTACAAACAAAAGTATTGTTAATCAAAACAGTTCAACAAGTACAGTAGTAGATAGGTCTATGTTAGCAGACATAGAACAAACGAATGCAAATAGAGCCGCAAGTTACGCAGATTTATTAATAACATTTATAGAAGATAATATTACAGATTATCCAGAATACAGTTTAAGCGACAAATTAAACTCTTCAACACAGGGAATTTATTTAGGAGAAAATATATAATTATGATACAATTTAGACATTCAACAGGAGCAACAAGTCAAGAGATATTGCAGAAACTTACAGAAGTAAGTGCAAAGAACGTAATAGTTTTAAAAATGACACACAAAACATTAGAATTATCTTTAACAACATTAAAGCCTAAAGAGATTAAGGCGTTAAAAGAGCAAGATTTTAAGATTGTAAAAATAGGCAAAAAAGAAAAACTTTGTTATCAGATACGTTAAATAAGATAGGTAAAGAGATTATTAAGGCAATGCAAAAAGATATTGCCGATAGTTCTGGACATTTATCTAAGTCTTTTAAATTTCAAGTATCTAGAGGAAATTATTTAAGTTATTCTTTAGAATTTGAAATGTTAAAATATGGAGTTTATTTAGATAAAGGGACAAATCCACATATGCCTCCTGTTAATAGTCTTAGAAAGTGGGCTGCAAAAAAAGGATTAAATGTTTGGGCGGTTGCAATGTCAATTAAAAAATACGGAACAAAGCCACATCCATTTATACACAATTTTGCAGACGTAATACGAGCAAATAAAATACAGATTGAAAAGGCGTTAGGGTTTGAAATAAAAGAAAAAATAAAAGGACAATGGCAATAACATTAAAACAAGTAGGTAATACAGTTAGTAGCGGTTTAGTTTATCCACACGATAAGAAAAACCCAGCTTTTTATATTGCCGATAGTTCGCAAGTAGGAAACTATATAGATTTTAAATATGTATTTGTATTAACCGATTATGAGGGAACAATTACAACATACAACGCAACGCCAACAATTAACGGTTATGGTTATTTTGATGCAAATAAATACATATCTAAGAAACTTAATACAGAATATAGTAATTCAATAAGCTATTTTAGAGCTGTTTACGATTATAAAGTAACAGTTCAGGAGTTTTACAACGGCTCATTACAGGGAGTTGTAGGGTTGTTTACTAGAGGTTTATTAGCGGAACGTACAGACAATGAAGATAGAAATATTTATCCGAATGCATGGAAGCAAATGCGAAACTTTTTATTATCAAATGCTTTAGAAAAAAACATACGTCAAGACAGGAATACAGAAGCGTATACGTGTGTTTACAACGCATCTAGGTTAGAAGATGGTTACATTACTTCAATCGGTCATATAGATGTATATTATGAAGCGTTATTTGATACAGGTTACAAATGGAGATTTGAATTACAATTATCTAACTATTACGATTTTACAGCAGGAGTAGGTTCTGCATTAGAAAGTTCGACAAGTGGGGCGTTTGTTCCTGTAGGAATTAAAACACTAGAAACAACATCATTAAATCGTTTAGGTTACTGGGATTTATCAAACGTATGGCATTCAAGCACAGGAGCAGCAACAGGTATTTATGACGTTCCTAGTTTCGGAGGCGACATAATAAGTTTTGAAGTATGGAAATTCATTAGCGGTGTAGAAGAAAGAGCAAAATACACAATTACAAATTGCGATAATAAAATTATAACAGCACATTGGATTAATCAAGTTGGCGGCTACGATTTTATGAACTTTAATAAATATCGTACAGATAGATTAAAAACTGTAAGCGATGAGTATAACGCTTCTAACTATGCAGATTGGCAACAGATAAACGACAATGACAATCACAATGTACATAAGATAGGAATACAACAACAATACACATTTGATTTAATTACAGACTATTTAACACTTGATGAAATTAACTATTTAAAATCTCTATGGGGTTCGGAAAAGGTTTATTTATCAATAGATGGTGTAATTGTTCCTGTTAATATTGTGGATAAAACAGAACAGATATACAGAAAAGACAAAAGTAAATTGTTTCAATATAAAGTAAGTTTTGAGTATGCTTTACGTTAAGAAAAAAATATATTGCGAGGGGACGTTATTAAATTTTCCTTTATTATACGCAAATGAAGTATTAAATCCTAAATCTAATAAATCAGTTAGGCGTTTAGTTGGTTCTACAACTTTAAAATTTCCTGTTAGTTTAACAGTTGGCAATAGATATTATTTTAAATTCAATAATACTACGTGCGATGATGTAACAGATACAACTTATATCACAGGGTATACAAAAGAGGGTTATTTTACAGCAAGTTCGAACTTTTGGACTTTTGAAGTAAATTCAGTTGCAGGAGGTATTTATTTTGATAACATAGAGGTAATAGAAATTGATGCAGCTTTAATAGACGTTGTAGATTCTACCATTGAACTAACAAAAATTAGCAATAGCGTAACAGATATAGAAAACATTGCATTAGAACATAGTAAAGACTTTGAGATTGTAAACAATAATAAAGCTCAATCAGTTTTTGTTTATCCAAACGACAACAGAATAACATACATAGCAGTATTAGATGAATTACAAGGCGAATTAATTTTAACGTCCAGAAATGATGAGTTTATAAATGCTCAATTTGTAAGTGAACAATTAGACTTTGTAGAGAAATTGAAAAATATTACAATGTCGCAATTAGATATTGCAGATAAGGTATTTGAAATAACAAGCGATAACATAATAAATGATAATGACGATTATTGTAGATATTCATTTGCAGACTTAGGCAATTATACGGGCGGTAATTTTTTCATAGGGGGGTATATTCCTGTTTGGGATATTGCAACATCTCATTGTATTGTAGGTGCTAGATTAGATAAGATAATAGAAAGTATAAGCGATGCAACAGAATACAATATAACAGGCGATTGGTTCGACTCAATTTATTGTCAAGAGCTTACAATTACAGACTTTGAGAATTACAAAGATGAGAATATAGTAGAAAATAAATGTAAATTTAACAACAATAACGATTACACAAAACAATGGGTACAGGCAGTTGACGATAATAACCTTTACGCAAAAATACAAACAGAATTAACCGATACTACAGGAAGTTTTACATCAACTAAATTTGAAGTAACAGAAAATATTTACGGTAAATTAAAAGCTGAATTAAAAGTTACATTTGACACGGCTACAAATGATAGCGATGGGAATGAGTTAGGCTTTTGGTTCAGGTTATCAGGGTCTGTATACATAATACTGCAAGAGGGAGGTAATGAGTATGTGGTTGGAAATCAACAACTTTACGACATTAACAGATATAATTCACATTCTTTAGATTTTATAATTGATGAAAATTTTAGATTTTTAAAAGATACAGAATATAAATTATCAGTTGTTTTTAGTTGTAGGGCTGAATTTGAAGTCCCTCACGATTTTGCAGATGTTGGATATTTAGATTTTTTAAATCTTAAAACGTCTGGCGATTACGAAATTGAAGAACAATCTACAATAAGAGACAATACAGAATATCCATTAAGGCGAGTATTACCAAATATATCAGCTTACGAGTTTTTAAAGAACGTTATAAACTTTGCAGATTTACAATTTGATTATTCGACATTAAATAAAACATTTACATTTTATACATTTGACGAATATTTTATATCTAAATCTACAATATTAAACTTAACTAATAAAGTAGATAAGGATAGTGTTAATATGCTATTGCCTAGTTCAGAAATCAATAGAGAATACAAATATAAATATACTGATTCAGAAATTCTGCCAAGTCAAAATGACTTAAATAAATTAGATACTTTCACGTCCTTTAATAACGAGGGTACGCAAGAAATTGAATTAATATTTACTTTGCCTGAAATGATATACAATAATTTTATTTTAGATTTAGGCATATTTTACAAAATCAATGACAAAACAGGAAGTTACAACGACCCTTATAATATCAGAGAATATGGCAACGGTACATTTTTGTACTTCATTGACAAACAGCCAACAAGTAAAATATTAGGAAATGAATTAGGGGCAAACGTTCAGTTAAATGTATTGACTGTAGCTACTTCAACGAAAGCAAATAAAACATTACACTTTCATACGCAATTTTTAAAAGACAATGTAAGAGAAGACTATTTACAAAGGAAATTAAACGATTTAATTAATCCGAATCTTAATATTATTGAATGTGATATTGATATACAAGAAGACGAATACAGTCAAATAAAACATAATACATTAATTGACTATAACGGAAATTTACACAGAATTAATAAATTAGATTCATTTACAAAAGACAATCTAACAAAATTCGAGTTAATAAGCACATTAATTAATCCACATTATACAGGAACTTTACCAAGTTATACGTTTACAGGAGTGAGTTTCGATGCCGCAAGTTACAACGCAATTAAGCAAGTTACGACAGGCAACACATCAACGGTAATTTATGATTTAGATGTTATTGCAGTAGGGGGAACTTCTGCTAGATTAAAAGTGATTACAAATACATCAAGTAAATACACATATTCAACAGATGGGGGGATTACGTGGTTAGCGTTAACAGTAGGTAATTACATTAATGTACCTATTGCTACTAATAGTTGGAAAATAAAACTTAATGCAGCATCTGCAAGCGTAAATGATTATAAGCTAGAAATAGAAAGCTATATTACATACTCTTTTGACGAATATCAAAGCAATGATTATCTTGCAAATATTAAAGTTTGGGAGGTTAATAATGGAGGTAGCGGTGGCGGTTCTGCTAATGTAAATGCAGCTAATTTAAATGATGGTAATACCTCGCAAAAATCACAAAATGAAAGTTTTTCACTATGATAAAAGTTAAAATAGTAGATACAAACGAAATATTTAGTTTTTATTTTCCTAATTCAGATACTCCGAAATTAGCGAAAGTTAATAATGATGTATTTTATTTAGAGAATGACGAATTAGAATTTAGTGCAAAAGTAGACCGAGTTACAAAAGATACAGGCATAAAATACGCTTATATTCAAGTGTTTGATATATTTGATAATTTCATAGAAGATATAATTGTTGATAATACAACATCAAATACAGCCCCAACATTAAGCTTTTCAGTTGACCCCGAAGTAACTATTACAGATGCAGATATTGAGGATAGTGGATATTTAGAAACAACAATTGTATTAACTTATGCTAATTTAATAGATGGTTTAAGTTTTGTAAATAACAAGCTAAAAGATTTTTCTTTGTCAGTAGATGGTATTAATTATTTTAATGAGATTATACCGTTAGAATATTTTGATGTCAGTGGCACAATAACGTTGTATATTAGAAGAAACAAAAACGGTTTTGGGTTTTTCAATGATACAATAGAATTAAGTAGCGGCACGACAACTTTAGATATAAACGTAAAAACATTCACGAACACAAAAAGCGTAGACGAATGGCAAACTCCCTCATTATTGACTACGTGGGCAAACTACGGAAGTCCATATCAAGAAGCAAGATACAAAAGAGATTTTAACAACGTGGTACATATTCAAGGACATGTAAAACTAGGAACATCAACAACAATATTTCAATTACCTACATATTGCAGACCATCTTCACAAATGTTATTTCCTGTAGTTGAAGATGATGGGGATGTTACATCTTGCTCTTATATTGAAGTAAAAGCAAGCGGCGAAGTTATAGCATCTAGTTTCGGATTAACAAATTTATCACTAAATATTTGTTTTATGTTGTAAAACATATTAAATTGCAATTAATTTAAAATATAGAAAAATGAAAAGATTATTATTATTAGCGTTAATGTTTATAACAGTTAATGCTTTTTCTCAAACAGAAGTACCTAGCAATACGTATAAGATTTTATATAGTGTTTACGATACGGTAAGCCCATCATTAAACGGAATGCCGAGTAATACGTATGATGCTTTTAGAGGGGTGTACGACACGACAAACGCAGCATTAAGAATTAATATGGTTGGCGGCGGCGGCTCAATATCCCCAGATTCAATAGTCGACATTGAAGATATAATCAACGATTTAGTTTTTACACCAAATGTAGACGGTGGCTTAACAGGAGACGTTATAGACATAAACGGAGACGAT